GATTAATAAACTCTATTGCTTCATTCATGGTATTTACCGCTTAATTACATTTTAACTTATTATATTCTTTTATTGAATTTAAAGCGGATTCTAAGCTGTCTATGCTGTCAATATTTTTCATGTTTTCGTCTGTAACATAAATAGGTTCTCCCGCTGCTGGTGTAAAACCAGACCTTGCTGATTCAGCACCTCTTTTTAATTGTATTACGTTTGCCATGTTTATTCACCTTCTTAGAAAGTCCCTCCGTCCATTCTCACTCCATCTAATTTGACTCTGTCTGTACTAGAATCTCCTGTGACATTCTCAGCCTCGATAGAGGCTATCTCAGTGCCATCGTCGTTAAAGAATTCTAGTTTTCCGCTTGCGGGTGTAACTGTTACTTTATCAGGCATTTGGTTCTACCTCCAGTTTTGCGTCAAGTCTTCCTCCGATTACACTCCAATCAAACCTTGCACTTGCTTTTGTATCAGTCATAACATAAAAGCCATCTGCTGTTTTCTTTCCTATCCACACGTTATAATTACCATGCGGTGTTAAAGATATAGTATAATCCTTACCAACCATCTTAAACCAATAGTCTGGTAGTTCTATACCAACTGTTCTCTTTTCATTTCCATCACCTATAACGTCGGTACCACGTGCGTACATACCATACTCTGGACCTTCTAAACATCCGTATACTAAACGTTTGTCTTCATATATAGGATGTGGTATGTTAAAAGATTTTGTCGTTGCTGACAAATGTCCTGTTATACTTACTGCAGGGTTTGAAGCTGCAGAGTTACCACCTGTAACACTTAGAGCAGTTGTACCACTGCTTCCTGATGTACCAGATAGTGTTAAAGTACCTGTCATAGTATCTCCACTGTTCTTGACCATAACGTCGTTGACTGTTATAGCTTGTGTACTTAGAGATAATAATCCAGTTCCTTGATTATCAATTGTAACTGCGTCGTGTATAGCTCCAGATGTGACGATATCGGCATATGAACTGCCATCTGTAGTAACTTGCCACGTATCAGAAGTTTCATTCCAACGTAGTGCTACGTTATCAGAGTCACCACGTTCTACTTCTATACCTGCGTTCTCGCTAGGCGTTCCAGTTACATCATTATTTAATGTAATTATATTATCGTTAATTGTTGTTTGTGTTGTGTTTATGGCTGTAGCGGTTCCACTTACAGTTAAGTTACCCTCTACTACCATATGTCCTTTTGAAGTTATAGTGTCATTAGTATCTGCACCTAAAGTTACATCTCCACCAAGTGGATTGATGCTTATGTTAGCCACTGCTCCACTACTTCTAGATTGTATACGACTAGCATCTATACCTAAATTAGCTCCACTATCAGCTCCAAACTGAGCTATACCTGTACCATCGCTCAATGTAGCAGTAGAGCCAGATAAGCTTACTTCAAGAGGGACAGAGGGATTAGTAGAGCCTATAGCAAAGTTTTGAGCAGATTTATTACCATTACCACTGTCAAGTGTAAGCATAGCAGTGCTACCACCAGAGCCATATTTATATAATATAACTCCATCATCTAAATAAATATCTTTGTTTGAGCCATCAATAGCTCCTACTCTCAAATCGCCATCTATAGTTACCTTATGTGTTATTTCTGCAAAAGCAAGACTAGAACCAGAACCAAATCCATAGTTACCAGTTCTGAAAGCTCTTACATCAGAAGAAGCTGAATCAGTATCTTCTTGTGTGAAGGCAGATGTATCTACACTTAGAGAGTTGATTTTGTTAAATATAGCATCCTTACTAGGTGCTGTAGTTTCATCACCACTCCAACTAGCAGCAAAAGCAGTGTTATCTACTTTAGCATCAGCTTTAGCTGTGACAAATTGTTTTGAGATTAGCCTGTCATCTAATACAAGAGAATAGTTTCTCTTTTTCATGCGTTCGGCTCCAACGCCGCCAAGTGGTTTTCCTATTTTTTTTGCAGGCATATATTCTCCTTTGTAAAGTTGGGCGACTTGATTCTACCGTAGCCGCCCGAACGGTTTATTCAGCTATAAAGATTATTCAATCTAAGCGGATGTAATAATTACACCAGCTTCTGGTCTGATAATCTTCATTCCGTATCTCATAGACATGTATGAACCAACGATTCCGAAACCGGGGTTTGCTTCCTCGACGGTCATTCCGCGTCTTTCTACGTAAGCTATAGGTTTGACAGACATGTCGAAAACACCGAACTTGGTCATTGGGACGTAAGCGTTAACCATAACGTTAAGGCCGTACAATTGTCCAACGATTCCAGTTCGTGCTACGCTGTCGACATATTCCAATCCACCTTTTCCACCGAAGTCAGCGGTAGTTGTACCAGCTGCTGAGGTGAAAGGTGCAGTGAAGTCTGCTAAGTCTAATAGCAATTTGTAGTGGGATGGTGAAATTAAGATTGTGTCAGCATTCAAACCTTTTGCTCCAATCAATTCCATAGCGGTTGTAATGTCCCCTAGGACCAACTCAGCTGTGGATGAACTTCCAGCAGAAGAAGCTGAAGATATGTAGTGTGAACCATTGTTGGTTCCCATAGAGTTGTACTCAGTTGCTGTGTACAAACCATAGTCTACAAGTCTTACATCTTGTCCAGATGCTGCAGTTCCGGGTGTCTCTCCGAAGAAAGCACCGTGTGGATTGGTTGAGAAGACTGTGATTTCAGCTTCTGCATCTACGTTTGCGTGGCTGTTAATGTCTCTCAAAGTTCCTGAATCGTCGACACCAGTTCCGAAAGTGGAATCTGCTACACCGAATAAAGCTTTAACCATGTGGCTGGTGACGTGTCTGTCAACTGCTCTTCGTGCTTCGTTCAATGCAAGTTCTACTTCTGAGAATCTTGAATCTTCAATCATCCTGCGGGTAACACCAACGGCGATACCCCATTCTTTTACGCTTACACGCTCGTTGCGTAAATCGGTAGATTGGAATTTAGGAGTTGTTCCTTCTTCAATCTGTTCCATATTCATGCTTTGTTTTGCGAACGTGATATCTATATCTCCACCAGTTTCAGTTGTGAAATTTTCAGCAAACATCTCGACAACAGGTAATGCTGTTACTCTGTAGTCTTGAAGTGCATCCTTGTAATCTACAAGAACACGGTTTGCTTGTGTGCTTCCGCTACCTACACCTTGTGTCGTTAATATTCCTTCTTTAGTTGTAACCATAATAAATCACCTTAAATCAACAATACCTTTACAAAGGTTGTGGCGTTACCACTTGAATCAGTTCCTGAAAAACTGGCTGCTAGAGCAATTGCTACTGCTCTGTGTGCGTCTGCATCAGCTGTTGGTTCTACCTTGCCTGCGTCATCGGTTGTTAACTCTTGACCGACAGTGATAGATTCTGCAGCTTGTACGTTACAGACGATACCTTTTCCTGTTATGATAGAGGTTGGAGCTCCTGCTACTGCGTCTACTAATAGAACACCTAGAGAAACTTTCTCTCCAGAAGATGATGCTTCTTGGTCATCGGTTGCTGCAATTATTTTACCGCTGCTGTTGATATCAACGAACATACCGGCTTCAATAGCTGCATTAGCGTTTCCAAGATTCATAATTCTTGCTGGTGCACCACCATCATTTACTAATATTTCTGTTGCCATATTTTTTACCTACTTATTCTTTTTCTCCTGTAAAAGAGATTCGTCCATCCTTCATAGCGAACATGCGTGGGACTTCTTCTGCTTCTACTGGGCTTTCTTCAGCGTCATGGGCTTTGCCTTTTCCGAAAGTGCGTTCTGCTTCTTCTGGTATAGGCATAGATTCCATAGCGATGCTGAATCCTTCTAGCTTAACGTCATCCCATGCATTGAGTTCCTCAACACGAGCATCCTTGTTGTCCTCTTCGAGTTTTCCAAGAGCTGCCTCTTTTTCTAGAATTGAAGATACTAAAGTCATTTTCTTAGCTTTGAGTTCTTCTTCGACTCTCTCAGCTTCTGCGTCTTCGTATTTCTTCACTAGAGCAAGGGCTTCCTCGTGCTTGGTATTCAATTCTTCGAAAGATGTCGTCATGTCTTCTAGCTTAGACTTCATAGATGCGAATTCACGCTCTGTGATAGTCTCTGCTTCAGATACGATTGTTTTTTCTTCTTCAGCCATATTTTCTACCTCGCTGTTGTTCCCGTGTGTATCACAGGCACATGAATCTTTTTCATGGCCGCCACAGGCGCCGCCACAATCAGATTCTTTGTCACCGAATTCACGGTGCTCATCATTACTTTCACATTCCCCTTCAATTGTACATGCATCACAAACGGGTGTTCGAGTTTCATTATCTATGAAGCTCACCTCGATAGGACGGATGTTCGTAGCAAAAGGTTCTCCTAAAACGTCAACGTCTTTCGAAAACCAATCAATACTGACATGTGTCATATCGCCGCTTTCTAACTTTCCTAACACTTCATTTGTCTTAGCTGCGTCTTTATCGACTTTAGCTAACATTTTAATACCAGTTTTACCATCATCTAACTTAATAATTTCTGGATTGATAGCCTTGCCTATTAAGTCTTCATCGGTTCGCTGGTGATTAAAGTAAACTGGAAGCTCATTAAATGCTTCTAAATTATCTTCTAATATTGAAGGTTCTATAAAAACTTTCTGGTCACCATCTTCATCATGTACTCCTGAAGTGATGGCTATAACTGGATAGTCTATAGTTTCCTTTCCGATAGTTAAAGGTTTTTCTAATGCTAAAGCAAAAGTACGTTTTGAGTCTTCTGATGGTTTGTCTGATACCGCGAATTCTCTAACAGTACCTTCACCGACTCTCATACGGCAAAGTTTTGCCGCCATGTCTTGATAGTTTTCAACACCTCTTTTTTTAAGAGTTGGTGCTACTTCTATAAGACAACTTTCGTATTCGTAGTTTTCGCTCATGCTTCTCTGTCTCCCGTTAGGTTTCTGTTTTCGACACGGACTGATTCTTCAGTCTTGTCTTGGTCTTTACCACCAGATATGTTAGCATTTTCAGCTGTTGGCTGTTTTTCTACTATACCTTCTGGGTCTAGACCACGTTCTAATCTAACTTCACCGGGTGAAAGAACTCCCTCAGATAGATATATCATATCCGTCTTTGCTTTTGTAAACGAATCTGCTACGTTTATTTGACGGAATGAAAATTTAGCTTTGCCACTTTCAAGTTGTGGCATAAGTTGTGAATTCAAAGCTGCTTCTACTGCACTTTGTAAATGTTTCACGTAAGGTTCGAAAATAGCACGTGCTTGTTCTGGTTTATCAAACATAGTGATAGGAACCTTCAATGCTATGTGTATTTTCTTTAAAATGTCATCTGTATACTTACCATATTCAAATGCTCTTTGTGTGCCCTGCATTTCTTTGATAGTTATATCATTACCATGTATAATATCTTCGCCGGGTTCTAATGAGTTGAATGCATCAACGATTTCGTTAATTTTATCTGGACCATATGGCATATCGGGTAAACCAGCGGATATATCAAACCTACTGGTAGCATACTTATTAAGAGCGGCACCAATATCCCTTTCTGCATAATCTTTGAGGTCAACCAAATATAAAACTGGATGAATATCGCTAAGACCATAAGCGTAGTCATCAAATGGATTATTCTTGTATTCGATAATCTCTTGCTCTTCAAATCTAACATTCTCTTTGTCGTCTCCTACATCTTGATAGTAATACATTATTTGACCAGATGGGTCTCTTTGTACATACATATTTTGAGACGACCTTAAAACTAAGTTATCTCCAGTATATTCCAGATAACCTGTTCCAAAGATTCTACCATTACGTAACCAAGAGTATATAATATGGTCAATGTTTATCTCATCAAAAAAGTTAGTGATAGCCTCGCGCTCTGCGTCATCGTCTGTTACTATGTCGTAACCATCCTTCGCTGCGTATATACAAGGTAAATCTATCAAAGTTCTTATGATAGGGTCAGAAAGATACACATTCATGTACGTTCTATAGTCTCCTATCTGTGGTTCTTTGTTTGCTCCACCACCGTAACCTCCCATCCTAGATGTATTTTGGAGTTTGATACGTTTTATAACGCCTGCTCCATAACTTCTTGGATTGTCCTTACTAAAAGGTGGATTTTCACCAACACTTGCGAATTCTCTTCTTCTGCCAAAAGGCAGATAATCACGTAGAGGCATGGCTATCAATACCTATAACGCGGGCACAGTATATAAAGCTTTCGCTCAAATGCCTCCCGGAGTATGTTTATTTAAACGATTTTGTCCTCTTCTGGATGTAAAAACTCCTTGTCCTGTCCATCCAGCACCACTTTTATTAACTGTGCGCTTAGTTGGCATTGAAACTGCAGCAAAATTACCTGAAATAGGTAACATTGACAACGCTCCATGCAATGCCATAGCTGTGCTATCACAATAATCGTCATGTTTACCAGTAGGAGCAGATATTTTTTCAGTTTTGTT